TGCAATGCTACATGCACGGCCTCGGCATCGACCGGGCGCTCTACCTCGCCGTGTGCAAGGACGACGACCGCATCTACACGGAGCGGGTGCGCTACGACCGCGACGTCGCCGAGAAGGCGATCGCGCGCGGCAAGCGGCTGGCCATTGTCGACGAGATCCCGCCGCCGCTGTCGCATGACCCGTCGTGGTGGAAGTGCAAGATGTGCCCCGGGCACTCGTTCTGCCACTCACCGGCGACCCGCGACGTACCCCGCTCCTGCCGGACGTGCGCGCACAGCACGGCGAAGGAGGATGGCACCTGGCGGTGTGAGCGCCACGACTACGAGCCGATCCCCGTCGCCAACCAGCGGATGGGCTGCACCGACTACGAGACGCACGACCACATGGTGAAGCCGTGAAGATCAGGGACTACCAGCGCCGCGCCATCGACGAGGTCATGGCGTGGATGGCGCAGAACGAAGGGCACCCGTGCCTCGTCCTTCCGACGGGCGCCGGGAAGTCGGTGGTCGTCGCCACCATGTGCAAGGAGGCACTGACGGAGTGGCCCGAGACGCGGATCTTGATGCTGTCCCACGTCAAGGAGATCATCGAGCAGAACGCCGAGCGCATGCGCGCCGTGTGGCCGGCTGCGCCGATGGGTATCTATCACGCTGGCATGCGTCGGCGTGACCTCGGGGAGCCGATCACGTTTGCCGGCATCCAGTCGATCCGCAACCGTGCCGCCGACGTCGGGCACGTCGATCTGTGCATCATCGACGAGTGCCACCTGGTCAACCACGACGACGAGGGCAGCTACCGGCGATTTATCGGCGAGCTGGCCCAGATCAACCCGTGCATGCGCGTGATCGGGTTGACCGCGACTCCTTACAGATTGGGCCACGGCTACATCACCGACAAGCCGGCGCTGTTTGATGGCCTCGTGGAGCCGGTGAGCATCGAGGAACTGCTGGCCCGCGACTTCCTGTCGCCGCTGCGGTGCAAGGCAACCCAGAAGCGTTTTGACACGAGCGCCATCCACAAGCGTGGCGGCGAGTTCATCGAGTCCGAGCTTCAGGACCTCGTCGACACCAGCGAGCAAAACGCCGTCGTCGCCGACGAGATTGTGGCCAACGCGACGGGCCGCAAGTCGTGGCTGGTGTTCTGCACCGGTGTTCGCCACGCCGAGCACATGCGAGACGCACTGCGCGCTCGTGGTGTCGTCACGGAGTGCATCACCGGCGACACGCCGAAGGGTGATCGAGAGCAGATCATCGCCGACTTCAAGGCCGGCAAGATCACGGCGATCACAAACGCCAACGTGCTGACGACGGGGTTTGACGCCCCATGCGTCGACCTGATCGCGTTCTGCCGTCCGACGATGTCGGTCGCCCTCTACATGCAGATGTCCGGACGCGGGCTGCGCAAGGCGCCGGGCAAGACCGATTGCCTCGTCTTGGATTTCGCCGGCCTCGTCTCGCAACACGGCGTCATCACGGCGCCGAGGGTGAAGGGACCAGGTGGGTCGGGTGAGCAGCCGGTGAAGGTGTGCCCTGGTCTTGTGGGGGACCGCGAGTGCGCCGAGCTTGTGCCCATCCACGTCATGGTGTGCCCGGCCTGCGGGCACCAGTTCCCGGTGAAGGAGAAGGGCGGGCAGGCCGAGCGCCCGCAGCTCGTCGACACCGACATGGTGTTTGGCGTCAACCCTGACGACATCCAGACGCTCGAGGTCACCGAATGGACGTGGCGCAAGGTGGTCAGCAAGTCCGGGAAGGACATGCTGACGGTGACCTACTATGGCTGTCTCAGCGACAAGCCCGTCACCGAGTATCTGACGGTGCTCCATGATGGCTACGCCGGGCGCAAGGCGTGGACGACGGTCGCCAAGATGGCGCAGGAGGTGGCCAGCCACCTGCCGCCGGACCTCATTGCCAACGCTGACCTTGACGCCGTGTGCGCGGCGTTCAACGCGGCCCCGCATCCTGCGGAGATCCGCTACACGACAGAAGGCAAGTTCCACACGATCACGAGGAGAACATGGACCGACCAAAAGTCTTGAAGCAATGGGACGACGAATGCGTGGCGCTGCGCGAGCGGATGCCGAGGGTGTGTTTCAACTGCGCCCACCTCGACGGACACACGTTCGTCTGTGGTGTCCACCTCGAGGTGCCACCCACCGACTTCGCCGAAACCCCCAACGCCTGCCCCGACTGGAAGGATGAGGTGCCGTTTTGAAGACCGAGCACGAAGAGCAACGCGAGTTCGTTCAGTGGATGCGCCAGACGCACCCAGACGTGTGGCTGTACGCGATCCCCAACGGTGGCCACCGTGGAGCCAGCCAGGGCGCCCGGCTCAAGGCAGAGGGCGTTACGCGCGGCGTGCCTGACCTCCATGTCCCGGCCCTGCGGCTGTGGATCGAGTTCAAGCGCGCATCTGGTGGCATCGTGTCGCCGGACCAGCGCCGGTGGCATGACTACCTGCGCGGGATCGGTGATCGGGTGATCGTGGCGCGCGGGAAGGAAGAGGCGATCAAGGCGATCACTGATCTACTCTAACCACCGCATCCCAATGCGGCCAAAGCACAATCAACACACATGTGCTTGACACTTGTGACGATGGTGTGTAGGCTGTGGGTGTGGCCGGCAGGGGTGCCGGCACGAAACAGGAGAGACGACAATGCAGACCATCGCCGCCAGCACCGTCCAGACCATCGTCGCCGACCTCATCCGTGCCAAGTCGACGCTTGCCAAGAACCACGCCGACATCCTCGAGCGCAAGATCGACACCATCCTCCGCGCTCTGATGCGTGGCCAGATTCTGAACGCTGGCGTTGCCGCCGACGATGCCTGCGCCTTCCTTGCCTCGGTTCGCTGACCCTCGCCCACAACCCGAACGCGCCGCCCCGTCTCAAGCCGGGGCTTTGGCGTCAGGAGAGACACACCATGAACGACAGCTACATTCCTCACGGAGCCGACGCATACTGGGGCGCAGACCTCGACCTCCCCGACACCCGCGACGACCCGCCGGAGGACGACCACCAGATCACCGACGAGCAGGCCGAGCAGTGGGCGCGGGAATGCGGCGAGGACTCCGACGTGGAGGGCGCAATCGCGGCGCTGGTGGAGGTGTTCGGTGAGTGAGACGAAACACACGCCGGGGCCGTGGCGGGTCTATTCGACCGTGATCGGAGGCGAGCCAGTCCACCGGGTGGACGGACAACGTGGAGGGAAGCCAATCAACTGGCGACCAACGCTGGCGGACGCCCACCTGATCGCCGCCGCCCCGGACATGTTGGAGGCGCTGGAGGCCATTCTCTCGATGCTGCCTCGCTCGCTCGCAACCACGACGTGGGGTGACCCGACCTGGACCGACGCAATCCGCCGCGTCGAGTCCGCCATCAAGAAAGCCAGAGGTGAGGCGCCCGCATGCAAGTGCGAGCGGTGCGGCACGACTGACGGCGTCACGCTGGCGCCGTGCCCATACGCCAGCGACATCCACGGCGACGACACGCCCGTCTGGCTTTGTGGCGAGTGCCGTCACGAAAGGGCGATGGACGTATGATCCTCTCCCCCACCGTCCGCCGCGCCATCGTGCGCGAGGCCCGTCGCCGTCGTCTGCCCGTGTGGGCGTTTCTTCTCAGCCTGGAGTTTCACCATGCGTCTTGACCCCGACCGCCACCTTCCCGACCCCGGCTACGACGACTCGCCCACCGACGACGAGCTTGAGCAAGCCGCCGACAACGTCGACGTCACGGAGTGGGTCACCGACCTCATGAACACCGGCGACGACAACAAGGCCCTTCTGGCGTGGGCACAGGACCGTTACCGCGAGGTGCTCGCGGCGGTGGAGCGCCACAGAGAGGCGGTGGCCCGTGAGCAGTCTCACTGACGTGATCGCCGCGATGGTCGCCGTGCAGCGCCGAATGGAGCGGATCAGATCACAGATCCGGTCCTGATCTGGCTTCCCAATGCGCCCGTAAGACAAACAGCACACAGACGCTTGACGTCTGTGTGTGGGCGTATAGAATGAATGCATGGGCGGCATGGGAGCCGGCCACAAGGGAGAGACAACGATGGCCATCAAAACCAAGTACGAGACCAAGTACGAGTGGGTTGTTGAAGAGTTCGACAAGCACGACGACATCGTCGACATTAACGGCTACGACACGTTCGATGAGGCTGCTGCACACGCCGCTGGTGCGCCGATGCACCGCATCGTTCTCGTCAGGAACGTCGGCAACGACGACGAGGGCCTGGTGGACCGTCAGTGGGCCTACCTGTCCGACGGGTTGACCGGGACGCTCCCGGACAATTTCGACGACGGTAATGGCGCCAAGGTGCCCAAGAAGTTCAAGAGGGCCTACGGGTGACACCAGACTTTTTCATTGATTCGCGCGCTGATTGCCCGCCACCTCACCGACGGCGTCTGGCTTGACCCGTTTTCGCGCGCCTCGCCGTTTGCCCATCGCTGCGTCACGAACGACCTCAGCCCGGACTTTCACGCGGACTACCACGAGGAAGCCGCCGACTTCCTTGCCCGCTTCGACGGCGCCAACGTCGACGGCGTGTTGTTCGATCCGCCGTACAGCCCGCGCCAGATCGCAGAGGCGTACAAGGGCGTTGGTCGCGTCGTCCACGGCGAGGACACTCGGATCTCATTCTACGGCGACCGAAAGCGACTAGCTGCGCGCGCCATCAAGGTCGGAGGCAAAGCACTGTGCTTTGGCTGGAACTCAAACGGGTTTGGTAAAACCCTTGGCTTTCGCCTTGTTGAAATGTTGATCGTGGCGCATGGGTCTGCCCACAACGACACGATCTGCACTGTCGAAGTGAAGGAGGCCAGCCGATGACCCGCGTCGTTCTTGCTGCCGAAGTCGGCGAGGACGGCACCTGCCCGGCCTGTGGCGGCTTGTACGACGACTGCCCATGTCCCGGCCCAACTCAAGACGGATGGGCCGTCTACGAGCAACGCGGCGCGCTCTACGCGACGCCAGAGGAAACGATGACCCGCAAGAAGACCAACCCCCCCCGCATCTGCCTGAACATCGACCTGAAGCCCGCCGAGCGTGCTGCCCTCGACGAGGCCGCCGCCCTCGTCACCGACGAGCGTGGCCGACCCATGCGCGTGAGCACCTGGGCCCGCCGCGTGCTGCTGGCTGCGGCGAGGGGGGAGCGGTGATCCGCCGTTTCAAGCGCTGGCTGGACTCGTGGTTTGCCGTCGAGGTCGACGACATCGTGATTGTGCCCGTCGAAAAGTGGCACCTGATCATCGACGAGAGAAATCAACTGCGCGCCGAGGTCGAGAGGCTGCGGCGCCTTGTGAGGGAGGGTGTGTGATCGATCTTCGACTCGGCGATTGCCTCGACGTGCTGCGCACCCTCGCCAGCGACA